GCTTGGGAACAAAGTAGTTATAAGATTCAAGAAAATTATAGGAACGCTTGTCGTTTGACGGTAGCCCCTACGGGCACTATTTCTATGATTGCGGGGTGCGCTAGTGGAATTGAACCTATCTTTGCTTTGGCGTGGCGTAAACAAAATATATTGGAAGGTCAGACCCTATTCTATAGTAATGAAGAGTTTAAAAAAGACGCGCAAGAAAATAATTTCTATTCTGAAGACCTTATGCTTTATTTGGCCTCTGGTGGTTCTTTAAAAGACCGTGATGATGTCCCAGATTGGGTTAAAGAAGTATATGTAACGGCCCAAGATATTTCTCCTGAAGACCATGTTTTAATGCAAGCCCGTTTCCAAAAATATGTGGATTCTGGCATATCTAAGACCATTAATTTTGCGTCTGATGCTACCTTAGAAGATGTGTTTGCAGCTTATATGACAGCTTGGGAGACGGGATGCAAAGGGATTACAGTATATCGTAATGGCAGTAGAGAGAAAGAGGTATTGGTGACAGGACATTTAGAAGGGGAAACTCCTAAATGTTATTGTGAGTCTCCGTTGATTGTCCAAGAAAGTGGTTGTGAAACTTGTAAAGTGTGTGGGTGGAGTGCGTGTAAGATTTCGTAACAAAAACAAATTATGTAGTATAATATAATAGAGAAGTAGGGTAAGGAGGATTATTATGGTAGGAATGTTTCTAAAGGATAGGGAAGTACAATATACAGCCAATAGAGATGATATGACGAATACATGGCGTATTTTAGATACTTGGCATGAGGATTTGGCTCAATTAGGGCCAGAAGATGACATAGAAGATACGAGTAAAGCTGTTATGGTTATCACTGAAGGGGCATTTATAGCGATAGTGAAAGAAGCAGCTAGATTAGGTGTTTTGCAAAACGCTAATTTTGGGGAGAATCCTGAATTAGAAGAGGAAAATACTGCGTTACGGGAGAAACTTGCGGTGCTGGAAACACAACCTAAAGAAGTAGTGGTTACTCTGCCCCCAGTCCCTCAAAAGCCCCAATCTGAAGGGTATCTTTTAAAAGAAATGGCAATGCAAACTCTTCTTAAACTTACCAGTATGTCAGACATAGAAAATTTGACAAAGGATTAATTTATGAGACTACAGGATTATTTACCTGAGGTGCCCAAATTAGCTCAAACTGTCATTAATTTGAATGAACAGATTAATTTCTTAGACTTAATGAAATCGAATGGCGAAACGGGCCGTGCGCCTACTATTGGTCTAGACCATGTAGTTAATACATGGGTACGCCATCAAATGGCTTATCGTCAACAGCTTGTAATGGACTTACAGATGTTGGCATATTCAATTGAAGAGGTGCGTTCTCCATTACAACACATTACTGGGGAAGTATTCAGGCGGGGAATTGAGTGGGTTCCCCTAGTTGAAAACCCTGACAAAGAACAGCAGAAAAGATTGGTTTCCTTTATGGATGATTGTAATATCTTTGACCAATCGCTGGAAGAAACGCTTCGTCAGTTTCATTTTGACCTAAATGCCATTGACGATGCTTTCTTATATTTAGTGAAAGAATATAGAAAGTTAGATGATGGAACCATGCGTTCTAAAGTGAATGAAATTAGACGCTTGAACCCCGCATTAGTGGAGTTTGACCTTGATGCAGCGGGATTGCCAAAAAATGCCCATTTCCTGTGTCCTATTCATCGGGATGAGGTTAAAGAAGACCCTGGTGACTGTCTTAACACTGATTGTGGTTTAAAATTACAAGCTGTGATGTATAAGTATTACCATCGGAATCAACATTTGTTCTTCTTGGATGGAGAAGTCATTCATTTATCTAAGTTCTCGCCAAGCGAAACTTATGGATGGAGTCCTATCTTAACAATCTTTGAAAAAGCTTTAACATTGATTGGTATGGATAAAAATCTGTATAGATACTTCTTTGAACGGAAAATGCCAGCTAGTATGATGATGGTGTTTACTGATGACCCAGAGTCTTTGCGTAGAGAACGTCAACAGATTGCAGCGCAAACAAGACTTGACCCCAACTATATACCAATGGTAGCTGTTTCCTCTCGTAATAATAGGGGCAGAGTTGACATGGTACGATTGTTCCATACTCTTAATGAGATGGATTATCTGCCTGTACGGGGAGAGATACGGGAACGGATAGCAGCTATGTGGGGTGTAACTCCTGCATGGCAGGGCGCACCTGAAGCCTTTGGTGGCCTCTCTACCCAAACTCAGCAATTAGTTGTTATGAGTAGGGTGGTTGAAGGTGACCAGAGACTGTTCCATGAAAAAGTATTCCCCCAAATCTTAGAAGCCTTTGGTATAACTGATTGGGGACTGAAATTACCTAATCCTGAGGAGAAAGCGGAAGCTACTCGTATTAGCTTCTCACAACAGAAGGCACAAATAGCTAATCAGTTTGTTGCTTTAGGTTTTGATATTCGGTTAAAGGATGATGGAGTTCCTGTAGAAAATGCTGAGTTTATGATATTCGGGAAGCCTGTCAATATGATGGAAAAGCAAGGGGAACAGATGGATATGGCAATTGACCAGCAAAAGCAACAGATGGAACAAATGGAACAACAACAACAGATGATGGAAGAGCAAGCACAATCTGGTCAACAGCCAGGACAAGCCCCTGCTCCTCCTGAGGGCGTGAATCAAGCCCCTGGACGCACTGGGTCTGCCCCAGGTGGGGGAGAATCAGCAGAGGCCCAGCCTATGCCTCCTATGCCCATGCAGATGATGGAGTTCGCTCCCTTAAAAGGAGGTCAAAATAAAGACTATACATATAACTATCTGCCAAGGAAGGAGAGGACTACTGAGGAGTTAGATAAATATGCAGATAATCGTAAACCTGATGATGACCCAACTAAAGATGTTGAACCCCCCAAAAATTGGGTGCAGGGGCTGATGTCAAAGGGATATTTAACGCCGATAATTAAGCAAGTTACTAATGATGGGTCTAAGATGTGGTTTGCTCAAGATGGGGTAGACTACATTGCTAACTTACATCCCACGGGTGTGACACACGTTGAAAAAGCTTCCTTTGGTATGGGGCCAGTTTACAAACAGCCGCATACGCCTGGGGCCAGTTATAGTCCTACAGGTAATAACAAACAAATAGACAATGATTGGGACTATGATGACGAGGATGAAAATGCCCAATAAAGATAATGTTCAAAAGCTAATGAAGTTCGTGGAAAAAGCTGATGATTGGACTGTGCCTAGCAAGGATGATGATTTAGATGAAGCCTCTGAAGAAACTCGCCGTAATTGGGCGAAAGGAAAAGAAGCTGGCAGTGGGTTTCAGAGATTTGGGCCAATTGACCATTCTAAAGAGAAAGGCTCCCTAGAAAATCCCCGTGATATTATGGGACATTGGCGCGATGAGGGTGTTGCTCGTAAAAGAAATGTGTCATCGCCGTGGGGCGGTATGCCTCGTCAATTTCCTGTTCAACAAGAGGGAGGAACCTCAGGGCCAGTGACAGGGTCTACTCACAGATATGGCAAACGAGAAGATTATGATACATCCAATGCCTCTAAGTGGGAAGAAGTGAAGCCCTCCTCAGCACGGGAGAGGGCTAGAATGGGGATGGAGAATTCTTTACAGAAAGAAGGAGAAGGGGGAGGAGACGGAGGGGCATTTAACGGCCTATCCGATACAGTCTTTACCTCGACTAATGCTGGTATTTTTAGTCCTACCTATGGAGGCAGAGGAACAAAGAAAAAACAACTGAAAAACCATAAACGGCAGGATAAGAAACGAAAGAAATTGATGGGTAAAGAGAAGAAAAGTGGGGTAGAACGTCTTGTGCAGTTCCTATATGATGGTTCTCCCCACATGGCTAAAAGAATGGGCCTTGCCCCAGGACTCGATGATAATAAGACAGGGCATGGTGCAACAGGACACGCCTGGAACAATAGAACCCATTCGCCTGTCGTACTTAATTGGAAGAAAGATGTTACAGAGGATGCTCTTAATCATAAGAGGACAAGCCGTCCATTAGAGGATGCATTAAAAACTGCTGAAGATAATGAACCCCACATTAATATGGGACTCCCAGGAGGAATGGAAGCCAGTGTATTAGCTACAGAACCCAGAGATGATAGTGCTAATCCTGTTGGCAATGCTAAAACGAGGCGTTCCCCAGATTGGGGAAAGCATAATTCCTATGTGCAAAAAGCAGTTCCCCCGGCAACTACGTTTATATCCCCCGATGGGAATAACGAATCTGCGGATGGGCCGCATCCTCAAAAGGCGTTTATTGATGGGGGTGGGGATAATCCTAATGAAGCTCCCCATAAAGATGCTGTAATTAAGGAGAATGATATGCAACGAAAACGTAAACAAGAGAGCAATACTGAACCAGAGGGTTCACAGCCAGTCGCTGGTTTGGGGCTGCAAATGGCTGCATATGGAAGTGGCCCAGATACCTTTGCTCAAGACGCTTTAGCTAGAGGGGGGGCAAAAGATACAGAAGACCCTGAAGTAACTCAAGAAGAAAGTGATGCAATGTGGATACCCGAAGCTGAAAAAGTTGCTAAATTAGAGGCAATGCGAAAAATGCTAGAGGATTCGGGTGATGAAACCCCACTAATCTCTGCATTATTTGCAGTTGACGGTGAGTAGTATTTCTGATAATATATGTCCTAAGTGTTCAGGCACCATGTATGTCAATGACGATAAAGATTTGAATTGCCGTATGTGTGGCACTATTATTGTGTTGACGGTAAGGAGGAAATATGATTCCAGAACAGGCAAGATTAGAGATAATAAAAAAGAAGCAAGAGGGGGAGACGTGGACGGGGATATCACAGTGGATAGAGGAGGAATACGGGATACCGATTCACAGGACAACCGTCCAACGTTGGTACGACAGAGAGGCTTTCAGCGAAGACGAGGTAGACCAAGAAGAACTCTTGGAGTCGATAGAGGATAGAACTAAACTTGATAAGAAACTAGCAACCTATAAAGCAGAACTAAATTACTATAAAAAATTGTATCAGCAAGTCATTTCAGGAGATGCTAAGAAAGATTTAATTGTAGAGGCTATACAAACATACGCACCAACTTTTGATGCCGTGCCTGTTAAACCACCCCCTGCTAAAGGGAAATCAGCTACCCCCCAAGTCATGGTGGCTGTGCTTACAGATACACATGTAGGGGAACAAGTGTTTGCACCTCAAATGATGGATATGAACTCCTATGATTATGATATTTTTAATCGGCGGCTATCGGGTTGGGCAAACCAAGTTTTAAACTTAGCCACATATCGACGTAACATTTGTACTATTGATGAGTTGATGGTTCCTATGTTAGGAGATATGATTAGTGGTGATATACATGAAGAATTGTCTCGTACTAATCTTGATAACTGTATGATGCAAATGATGCACACTGCTAGTTCAATAGCCCAAGCTCTTATGTTCCTAGCACCACACTTTAAAACCATTAAGGTTCCTTGCGTGGTGGGTAATCATGGAAGAATGACAAAAAAACCCCCAATGAAGGATAAATACATGGATTGGGATTACTTAGCCTATCAATGGATGGCGGCTTTCTGTGCGAATCAGAAGAACATTCAATTTGATATACCTAAATCCTTTGCTCATATAGTGGATATAGCTGGTAAAAATGTTCTAATGTTTCATGGTGATGCTATATCAGGGGGTGGAAGTTCCGCATCTATCAGTCGAATGATTGGGAATATGCGTGGGGTTATACAGTTTAAACAAGCTCTGGAAAGCACTATTGTAGAACATGATGGGGTTATGCCAGGAAACTTTAGTGATGTGATGATGGGGCACTTCCATCGGATAGATGTCATGGATATAGGTACGGGGGCAGCATATCTATGTGGGACAATGAAGGGTGGGGACGAGTTTGCTTTACAGCGTGTACAGGCCATTACTCCCCCTAAACAAGTAGTTACGTATTGGCACCCGTATTACGGAAATGTGGGTATGGAAGTTATTTACCTAGATAGGTTTGACGATACACCCAGCATGTTTAACAGTACTATGAAAGATGTGTGGGCTACCACGTATGCCAAAGTTTAAAAGGACATTCACAGAACGTACAGGATATGATATACGGCTCCTCACCCCTGGATTTGGTGGGGAGCTTGATGAAGAGGAATTGGAAGTCCTAAGGCAGGAACTGTTGCGTAGGCCAGGATTAAGAGAACGTTGGGGTTTTGGGGCGAAGGAAAGAATTACAAAGAAAAAGATTCAAAGAATTTCATTGGAAGGTACAAAGGAGATACCATGAGTATAATGTATTATGCCTAAGAATCCTCAACAACAAATTGAAGATGCTCTTAATAAAAGCCTCTTATCTTTTCTAAAAGCTCGTCTCCCTGACAGATTATTTACAATAAACTTTCAGGGGGATATTGCTGTGAATAGTATTGATGCAGTATTAGAACGAACAGAGACGGCAGCAGCCGGTGGGCAACCAGTTGCAGGATATTGGAGACGTATAAAGGGGAGGTGGATATGGACTGCTCCGCACAACAGGCAGACGGAAATGCCTTCGGTAATGGAGACGGCACTTTTAGAAGAAAAAGAAGAGGACTCTCCTACATTAGGATTCTCTATACAAGAAGTAGTACAGGAATTCCTACAAATGATAAGCCAACCTAATAGTTTACAAAGATTTTTATAATTAAGGAGCGAGATTATGGTAGATGTTAGTAAAGTAACCCCTTTACAAGAGTATGTTATTGCGAGACATTCACGTATGGTAGGTAAAGTTTTAGACTTAATTGAGACTGCTATGCCTGAAGGCACCCAATGCGAAAAAGTTAAAAAATTGATACAAATTCCTCTGTATGACTTTAGAAACGAAATTCTGAAGCTTACAGTTACAGGTGAAGTTCCTATTGAAGACGATTTATCAGCTTGAGATAATTATACTATAAAAATCAAAATAATTCAGGAATCATAGTATAATATATTAGTACGAAATTCGTACTACATTTATTTATTTGTCGGGAAGTCGGAGGTGGCTTAGACCAACTTTCTGAACTAGGAAGGAGGATGCACATGGCACAAGATAATGACATTGTACAAAGGTTGGAGAAACAGATAGAAGGCTCTAATCTTGCTCTTGCTGCTGTTGCGGAGGTCTTGCACAAAATGGACTCCCGTATAAGTAAACAGGAAGAGTTTGAAGACATGGAACTGGCTGACGAAGAGGATGCTTTTGAGAAGCAAGAAATCATTAAAGCAGTTGCTGGAGAAGTATACGGCTTGATTAAAGCTGACCAAGGTATGCCTGACATGGACAAAGATGGCTCTGCGAAAGAACGCAAGGCTGCATCGGTAGCAAAGGGCCATGATGACTCTGAAAAGGCAGTTACTGTTGTAAGTAAGTTGCCTGAACAGCAAGCTACGCTGCAAGCTATGCAAAAGCAGCTTAATTTGTTGAAAAACGAGTGGGCTAAGGCTGAAGACGAAGATGCAATGGAAGAGAATGGAGAAGAAGACGAAGAAGATGTTGACGAGGAAGGATATGGCATGGACGATGAGGAACTTGAGAACGCTGCACAGTACCCAGTATTAGAGAATATGCAGAAGCAGATTAAACAATTGAAGTCTATGTTGAATGAGTCTACAGATATGCGAAAGGCTGTTCAGCAAGAAACCGAAGGCCGTCTACGAAAGATGGGCTTCCGTGAAGAGACTTCTCTCACCCGTCCTACCGTTATCCGCTATGAAGATAGCATGGGTACAGATGGGACTACTGTCATCCAGAAGGAATCTGCTGGTTTAGATACTGTTGACCAAATGATGCAATTGTCCTATCAGGATTTGCGTCGGTTGCAGGAAACTATCGAGAGTGGTGAAACGGACGGCGTTCCACAAGAACTTATAGGATAATTTGAAACAAAAGATTAAGGAGATAAATTATGTCTAATCCATCCCTTGCTGAGTATATTGCTCAGTCCCAAAGAGGGTTGTATCAGAGTGTTTTCGGTGCAGGCTTCATGAAGAAAGCCAGTGCTGGAATCGGCGTTCCGTTCACGGTTGATACCGCTACTGGTATTTTTAATACCACGTATGGACGGAAGGTCTGGCAAGCTCTAAACAACCAAACTAGGTTTTTTAATGCTATCCCACGTACCGTGTGGGGTAATACAGCTGGTTGGAGGATTCGGTCTGACCGTGGTGCGAACCGCAGTGCGCCTATCCTAGAAACTGGTAACCTCCCGACAGTAGATATTTCTGCTATCCAGACGGTTTCCAGCTTGCCCCGAATCGTTGCTACAACCTTCGGTGCATCGGTCAAGTCAGTCTTCACTGCCCAACTAGAAGGTGGTGTCGGTGACGTGCTGGCGTTGGAGAATGAGAACGCCCAGCTAGACCACATGAAAGAGGTCAACTTTGAACTGTTGTCCTTGGCTGCTGCGAGGGCCACTGGTGGTAGTGGTACTACTGTTGTTTTC